TACTTGGCTGGCTAGTGAGCTATATGGTATCTGTGAAAATGCTGCAAATCCAAACATAATTTATCCTAATAAGGCTACTGCAACAAAACCTACTAGACCACCTAGTGTAGTAGCTACCCAATCCCAAAAGTCAGCAGTATGCTTGTCAGGATGTAGTGCATCGTATATCTCTTTAAGTAGCGCAATGATAGCCACGACAACAACAGCGTAGAAGCCGATGAATGGTGTCAGTATAGCAGCTATGATAAAGCCTGATATAAAGTGCATTTGCTTATCGCAAGGTACTTTGCACACAATGCAGAATTGGCTTAAGAAAGCGTTAAGTTTAGCGATTATCTTTTCCATTATGCTGGCAATGACGCTTGATAAGCTGCAATAACTTCTTCTGTCCATGCTACATTAGCAATGGCTACTACATTAGCAGGTACACCAGTTAAGTCTGATGCAGGTGCTAGGCTAGTGCGATGAAATGATTGTGACAGTTGAACACCGTCTTCTATTATGCGAGTAACTTGACGGTATAAAACAACACCGCTTTCTGTTACTGTAATTTGGTCTACTGCTGTTACTTTTGATAATGCCATTGTGTTTCTCCTATGTGTCCGACTACACTAATATGGTGTAGTTATGAAGTAAAATATGTTGCTGAAAAAGACCATTGATTGTTAACAGCACAAGCAGTAACAAATACAACATCCATCGTTGTTCCATAAACATTTAGAGTTGCTAGACCACCATTTACATTAGAAGAATTTAAACCTGACCCTGTACCTCCATCATCTAAAGCAGAAAAAGGTGCGCCAGTAAGTCGTACATAATTATTTGTATTTCCTAATGTTCCATTTGTTGGTCTTATTTTGCCATTTATATTAACTAATCTTCCTATTTTTGTATAATAAAATGTTGAAATAGTATAAGTAGTTGCTGTACCAGAATTTAATGACACGGCTGGTGTCCAAGTGCCTTCTTCATAATCATCCAGCGTATTAGCGTCTGTACTAGCACTCTGTGTGGCTGGAAATGTTATACCTGCGCCTGATGCTGATGGAGTAGCGTTACCTACCGCAATGGTAGAAGCACCCTTGATTGTTGAACTAGCTGTAACCGTAGTAGCCACCACCGTACTAGGAGTAGTCGCACCTAACGCACCATTTAAAGGTGTTACCGTGTTTGCTGTGCCATCTAAAACTATAGACATATTTAATCCTTTTAAACTATTAATGTACCTGTAACACTATACCAAGCTGAACCGTTGTAATACTCAAGCACACCTAAGTCTGTATTAAAACGAAACTTACCTGTAGCACCTGTAGGTCGTTGAGCAGTAGTTCCTGCTGGCAGATACAAAGCACCTGTCGCAGCATCCTGTCTTGGGAATATGCCAGTAGTAGCAGGTAGCGTAATGGTAGCCGTTACATTATCAACAGCAGCTAATTCAGTTGTACCTGATGTTGCCCCTTTGATTAATAGGTTAGACATTCTCAACCCATGCTAGTGTTTCTTCATTCCATACATATACTTTATCGTCTATAGGCATAGCTACTGGAGCTGACCATTGACAAGTGTCTTCGTTTAATACCCAGCTTGCGTAAGGTTTAGGTGGGATGAATGCATCACGAACTCTATCGTATGTGTAACCAATACCTGCGTAGTTTTTACGGATAGTACCGTTAAAGGATGTCTGAACCCACTTAGAGTAGCCACCTGACCAACGAATAAAGAAAGCCTTACCCATGTCCTCTGACTCTACACCTTCATTAGTCAACATCTCTATGTTGTTTAATGCGTGAACATCTATCACGACATCGTTATCATCAAGTTTAGCAAAATAAGCCATATTATTTCCTTAGAATGTAATTGAACCGCTACCAGTCCATTTGTAGACACGATAGCCACCAGCGACTGTGATTGTAGGTGAGCCTGTAGTAGATGTTGCAGCAGCTAATGTATCAGCATAACGAATTATAACGATACCGCTACCACCAGCATATCCTGAAGTGCTTGACCCTAGATTGCCACCGCCTCCATTACCAGTATTTGTTGTACCAGTTGCTGGAGATGATTGACCTGCATTACCACCAGTTGCATAGGTTACACTTGAGCCAGAGATTGATGATGCAGAGCCAGTTCCTCCAGCAGATGTAGTGCCAACTGCACTTGCACCGCCACCACTACTTGCTGTACCAACACCACCTGCAGCGCCACCATTGTTACCTTGACTAGGTGAAGTTGATGGAGTATTTCCAGAACCTCCTGCACCGCCATTGTCACCGCCACCACCGCCTGAGCCACCACTATTACCAGTACTACCCCTAGCTCCACCGCCACCTCCACCACCAGCAGAAGTGATTGACCCAAATACTGAACTTCCTCCATCTGAGCCATTAATAGCTATTGCTCCACCTGCTGCACCAGCACCAGAAGCGCCAACGGTAACCGTTATAGCAGAACCAGCCGTTACAGAAAAACCAGTAGCTGTACGATAACCACCAGCGCCACCGCCACCTGATGCACGACCGCTTGTTGTATCATTACCACCGCCACCACCGCCACCGCCTACTACTAAATATTCAACTGTAGATGGTGCAGCAGAAGCAGTCACGCTATACCAAGCTGTGCCGTTGTAGTATTCTACTATGCCTAGTGTTGAGTTGTATCTTACTAAGCCTGTAGCTGCTGTTGGTCGTTGACCTGTTGTGCCAGTAGGTAATGTCAATGCACCTGTTGTGCTGTCTTGTGTTGGTACAATACCAGATACGGATGGCAAGGTCATTGTAGCAGTCACCGTGTCTGTAGCTTGTACAGTCGTTACACCGCTTGTCGCTCCTGCTAAAAGTACGGGCATTTAGTTAACTCCTCTTATTACATTACGAGCTTCAGCCCTTAACGCACGAACTGCTGTTGTGTCTTTGTCGTAGTCAGCAGTCATCATGTAATCTGTTGATGCTAGGTAGGCTAGTGCCTCTTGACGCTTGGCTTCTGCTGCTTGCTCTGCTTGAACTAAGGCTAGGTCGTATGTGACTTGATTGCCATCAGCATCAAATGCTTCATCGCCACGAATAACAGCAACCTGTGGGTATAGTTTTAATATAGCTGAATGTATCACGCTGCAATCTCCATTAAGATTATTGAGCCTGTCGTATTTGAGGCAAATAAAGTAATTGTGCCAATACCTGCTGTAGCAAATTGTGTCTTGTATATAGTTGCAGATGTTGTTGCAGGTGAATCAAGGTAGATAGTTGTTTGACTAGCACCGCCAGTTACAGCAGAGCTTGATGTGTTAAGCAAATACAAGTTTGGTTGCATTACTGTAGCGCCAGCACGAAGCAGTCTAATACTTGTCCATGTGTCCGCTGCTGATTTAGTTACATCGCCATGAGTAACCATACATAAGATTTTGCTTGTAGCACTTGTCGGAGTAATAGTGGCAGTTATACCTGTGTCAGCATAAGAACCTGATGTGGATGTTGTTTGTGTGCTGTATGTAGCACTAACTACTTGCAACACACTACCAGTAGGTAACGATGCCTTACTCAAACCAGTAACCGCTACACCTGCTGATGTCACAGCAATCTTAGTAGAGCCACCGCTTTGTATGTTTAAGTTGCCTGAGTTATCTGCTGTGGTTATTATTCCACCTACCCCAGCCGTTGAAGCATCAATTATTGAAGCCATATTGTTTCCTTAAAGTATCCACCAACGACTGCCTGATGGTACGGTTACTGTTACACCACTATTGATGGTTACTGCGCCAACAGAACTAGCAGAGTAACCTGTAGGTATTGTGTAGTTTGCGCTGATTGTCATGTTGTTTAGCACTAGACCATTTGATGCAGCGATCTGTGGAGCGTAAGCAGTAAGCGTACTATCTTGAGCTACAGCACGGTCAGCAGGATAGGTACAGAATACGTTTTTAGTACCTGCGCTAAACGACACAGCAGAGCCTGTAGACGATGCAATAACTGTAGTCCTAGCCAATGTACCGGCAGCAACAGTTCCTAGTCCTACCTCCCACTCAGAACCGCCTACGATAGCGTAGTAAGTTGTATTACCGTTACCTATTGCAGAGGAAAATGTTTGAAAGCCACTAACAGCACCGGCAAGTGTAAGAGTGCCAGTACCAGTAGTGGTAGATGTTTCCTGTACCCTATCCTTGACTATAAGAGGCATAACTTACCCCTAAGATAATGTTACTGAAAGGCTACCTGAAGCGATTTTGAATATATCGCCAGTATCAATTGCTTTAGATACGTCTAATGGAGTGTGGTATAAAAGATTGCCTGATGTTGATGCATCCATTAAGCCAATCCAACCTACTGTACCCCATGAGGCTGTAGCCTGTGGGAATGTGCAGTCAGCGTTAGATAGACTAGCACCGTTAGATGGTGCAGCAAATGTTACGGATGTACGTGCGTAAGAGCCACCAGATACTTCTGTACCTGTGTTAGCATCTGTAGGGTCACTTGTGTAAAGTGCCACGTAGATTGTTGTTGGTGCTGTGTAAGATGTAGCGCGTAGCGTTACATTGATTAGAGCATTTTCTAGGTAGTTGGACATTTCTGACATAATGTTTCCTTTATCGTGTTGCTATTGAGATTGAAATAGGTGACCCAGCATATTCGCCTTGGTCATCTGATACGGTTAAAGCAGTTAAACCTCGGTCATACATTGTTGCCCAAGTCTGTAGACGTGAGTCATTCATAAGATAAGGTTCTGCCTCACCCAAAGCACCGTAAAGTAACAGGTCTGGACAGATAGCCATAAACGCATTTGATGGAACTGAACTGCTCATGAATACTGGTGCTGCGTAATATAGAAGTTCTATTGTGTAGTTACTGTCTGGTACTGGAGATAATTGAAACTCTTGTGCTAGGACAGTATATTGATGCGGTAGACCGGAGTCCATAGTGCGAGAGTTACGGAATAATGCGCTAGGTGACTGGTACTCTAATGTTGCTACAGGGTTTGTGTTTAGGTGTATGTCACGCATCTGCAAGAAGTCTGACGGTAACTCTACTGTAGAATCGCCTGCTACTGCTGTCGTTGTTACTACCTTTAACATTTGGCGAATACGCAACTCTCTACGTAAACGTGTTTCAGCAAGCCTGATAAAGTCAGGAATCATTGCTGTTAAATCGCTACGTGCTAGGTAACTGGCAATCGTAGTCTGTAAGTCTGCGTAGTTTGTCAATGCCATTAGATGCGCCCTGCCCTTGTGCGAAATGCCCTGTTATCAGGGTCGTTTAACCATGCGTT